CGACGCCGTGCCGCCTGATCTGCGCCCGGACGACTTCGGCTCCGTGACGCACCAGCGGATCTACGCGACGATGCGGATGCTCGACGCCGACGGGCTGGTGGTGGACACGACGACGGTGTACGAGGCCCTGCGCGACTGGGACCTGAACAAGAAGTCGTACCTCGTCTCGCTGCTGGACTTCGTGCCCAACCCGGACGCCGAGGGGATCGCCAGCTACGCCTCGCTGGTCAAGCAGGAGTCGGCCATCAGAAGGCGGCGGGCGTGGGCGACGTAAGAGAATTCCCACCCGCTGTATCCGGCAGGGACGGTTCAGGGGACGGCTCGGGGCCGTCCCTGCTGGAGATGCTGCGGCGCGACCTCGTCGAGCACGACCGCAAGCGGGAGCTGATCCTCGCGGAGATCGCCCGGTGGGAGCCGCAGACGGGCGCCGCGAAGCTGTGGCTCGAGTACCGCGACCTTTTCGACGCCGCGCTGGCGATGGGCGAGCAGTACCCGTCCGGCTTCCCGACCGTGGACAAGTTCACGGACGGCGGGCTGGCGCGCGGGACGCTGACGGTCATCCAGGGGAAGCCGGGAGCCGGGAAGACGCTGGTGGCTACGCAGATCGCCCGCGCGCTCTCCCCCCGCTGCGCTGTGGCCGCGCTGTTCGCCGACGAGGGGCTGGCCGGCGCCCGGATCAGGATCGGCCAGCAGCTTGGCCTGGAGCGCCGCAGGATGCGCCGGCCGGACGAGATGGCCCGGGAGGACGCCTCGAGGGCGATGTCCAGCCAGGCGGCCTTCTGGCGCTTCCTGCAGCCACGCAGCGCGAGGGCTACCGTCGAGACGCTGGCCGAGGAGTTCGACCGGATGGCGCCCGTCGGACTCCCCCGCGTCTGGCTGCTGGACTCGGCGCAGGTGCTCCGGTCGGAGGCGAGCGCGAAGCAGGCCGACCGCCGGCTCCGGGTGTCGGACCTGATCTGGCGGGTGAGGGAGTTGGCCGACCGGTACAACGCGATCGCGCTGCTGGTGAGCCAGGTGGGCCGCGGCGCCTACGCCTCGAAGGACAAGGAGAAGCGGACCGAGGACATCGCCGCCGGGCTGGAGACGAGCGCCATCGAGTACGCGGCCGAACTGATCCTGCACATCGACGGCAACCCTAAGCAGCAGGTGGAGATACGGTGCGCGAAGAACCGGTACACGGGCGACCTATTCCAGATCCCGTGCCGATGCGACTTCCCCACCGCCACGTTCCACGAGCTCGACGTCCAGGCGATCGAGGAAGAGAAGGAGCAGGGGCACGAAAGCGAACTGTATGAAGCGAAAAAGTCTGTGCTGACTGCAGTTATGCGCGAGGACGGACTTTCCGGCAGGCAGGTGATCGGGAAGGTGCTTCTCCGCGGTTCGCTGGTCTACGCGGCGCTGAAATCTCTTGAAAAGGACGGTGCCGTCAGGTCCGAAATCGGCAAGTTCCGGGCTGTCATATGGAGGGCTGTGAGGTGAAATCGTTAGGTGCTTCCAGGTGCTTCCCGGTGCTTCCCGAAGGTGCAACGGAAGCGCTTACCGGACAGGTGCTTCCCGTGCTTCCCGGTGCTTCTATTAGGGAAGCACCGGAACACGGAAGCGCCCAGTACGGGTTTTCGATTCACTCTTTGGAGCGGAAGCACCCATGAGGTGCCCCGCCTGCGGCAGACCAGCCGACACCCTGGACGCACGGTCGGTCATGCGGCTCGAGGCGAAGGACCCGCAAGGCTCGGCTGTCACCACCGAGTCGCAGGTGATCACCCAATGCGGCCAGCCACCCAACGGCTGCGGCTCGAGGCGGATCGTCTGGCGGTCGGTCACGGTGCGGGATCAAGGTGAGACCCGGAGGCGCAGCATTCCTAGCGGAAAGTCTCAGTAACACTGAGACAAATCGCTAACCCGTTGTACGGGCGGCACCCTACCTTGAGAGCGTGGCAGAGGAACGCTCGGACACGGCACACAACATCGACGACGCCGCGACAGCCGCGTCAGCCGACAGGGCCGCGTCGCCCGGCGCTTCTGACGCCACTTTCACGACGGAATCAGCGGAGGCCATCCCCGGCTTTCGCGAATCCCTGCAGCGGGCGCTCAAGTTGTTCGTTCGCAGGCACAAAGGGGAATACAAACTCGACTTCGACTGGACGCTCTCGCGCCTCGAGCGGAACATGGAGCGGCCGGCCACGCTGCTCGACGCCATCGCCGTGCGGATGGTCTGCGACGCGGCCTACGGGTCGCACCGCGCCTGGAAGGAACTGCTCGACCGTCTCGAGGGCAGCGTCGCGCAGCGTCACGAGTTCGATTTCCGGCGCGCGGCGGAACGGACGGCTGAATCGCTCGGCGTTCCCGTAGAGGAGCTGCTCGAGGAAGCGCGTCAGATCGCAGGGCGCCCGAATTGAACGGGCAGTCTGCCGTCGCCATCGACCCGGTCGTTCTGGCGGCGGCTGCCTTGCGCATTCGTCAGCGTGGGCGTGGACTGGCCGCTGTCCCGACGTTCCGCGGCGCGTGCCTCGTCGCCCAGTCCATGACCGCTCACGAGTGGATGCTGGCGGGCCCGGCCGAGACGGGCAAGACCTTCGCCGACCTCTGGCTGCTCGACTCGCTGCTGCGCTCAACGCCACGTGCCCGTGCCGCCATCGTGCGCAAGGTCAGGGCCGACATGGGCGGCACCGTTCTCGAGACGTGGGATCGCATCATCGCCATGCGCGGCGGCGTCGAGACGTTCGGCGGCGCGCACCCTGACTGGTACGAGTATCCGAACGGTTCGCGCGCCTACGTGGGCGGCATGGACCGTCCCGGCAAGGTGCTGTCGGGCGAGCGCGACTTCATCTACGTCAACCAGGCCGAGGAGCTCGACCTCGACGATTGGGAGACGCTCTCGACGCGCTGCACGGGTCGCGGTGCGGTCACGAAGACGCCCATGCTGTTCGGCGACTGCAACCCCGGCCCGCCGACGCACTGGATTCTGGCGCGCAAGGCGCTGACCGTCCTGCACTCGCGCCACGACGACAACCCGACGCTGTACGACGATGGCGGTCAACTGACCGAACAAGGCGTTCGGACGATGGCCGTGCTCGACGATCTGACGGGCATCCGGAAGGAACGGCTGCGGTTCGGGCGCTGGGTCGCAGCCGAGGGCGTCGTCTACGAAGCGTTCGCCCGCGACCGCCACGTCGTCGAGCCGTTCGAGATCCCGGCCGACTGGCAGCGGTTCCGCAGCATCGACTTCGGCTACACCAACCCGTTCGTCTGCCAGTGGTGGGCGATGGACCCGGACGGGCGGCTGTTCCTGTACCGCGAGCTCTACCGCACGCAGCGCCTCGTCGAAGACCACGCGAGGGACATCAAGCGGCTGTCCGAGGGCGAGCGGATCGAGTGGACGGTCGCCGATCACGACGCCGAAGATCGCGCCACGCTGGCCCGGCACGGCATCAGCACGGTCCCGGCATTCAAGGCGGTCACGGTCGGCATCCAGGCCGTCCAGTCGCGCCTCGAGCTGGCGGGCGACCAGCGGGCGCGGCTGTTCGTGGTGAAGGGCGCGCTGCGGCAGCGGGACGAGGCGCTCGCGTCCGCACACCGTCCGACCTGCACGGCGGACGAGTTCGAGACGTACTCGTGGCCGAAGAACGCAAGCGGCAAGCCCGACAAAGAGGAGCCGCTCAAGCTGGACGATCACGGCATGGACGCCATGCGCTACCTCGTCGCGCAGGTGGAGGCCGACGTATGACGATGGTTCTGTACGGCCCCGACGGCAAGCTGCTCGGACCCGAGGCGTTCCGCTCGCCGATCGACTTCGGACCCGGCAGCGGACTGACGCCGCGCATCAACGAGGTCAACTACCCGCCGCGCGAGTTCCAGTACGTCCCCGGATTCAACCTCATCGCCACGCCGCGCAACGAGCAGCCCGGCAAGCGGTTCGCAGACCTTCGCGCCTACGCGCAGCTCTGCTCCTACGCCCGCGTCGCCATCAGCTACCGCAAGGCGCAGATCACGGGGCTGAGCTGGTCGGTCGCGCCGCGCGAGGAAGGCAACCTGCCGTCGGCGCGGAAGAAGCGCGCGTCCGACATCGAGCCGATCGAGGAATTCTTCCGGATGCCGAACAAGCTGGACGGCGTCGGCTGGCATCAGTGGATCAAGCAGGCGCTCGAGGAAGTGCTGGTGACGGATGCGCTGGTCTTCTACGTCCACCCCACTCGTGACGGGTCCGTCCACAGCTACGTGCAGCTCGACGGCGGCACCATCAAGCCACTCATCGACCAGTTCGGGCACGTCAGCGGCTACCAGCAGATCCTCTACGGCTACCCCGCCACCTACTACCCGGCCTTCACGAGCGACAGCGACGAGGACGA